TCTTTGTTGAGTAGAACAAGAAGTGAATAACATTAAACTTACTAAGCTAGATAAAATTAATTTTTTCATGTTGTTGTTTAACAGTGGCTTTAGCCATCTTTTTACGATTAGCTTTTTTCTTTTCTCGGTTAGTCATTTTTAATAATTAATTCTCCTAGTACTTCTAGACGTCCTACCTCTCTTTGAAAAGTAGTTTGATCCATTTCTAAAGAGATCTTACTTAAAGTTTCTTTGAATTCTTTTTTAGCAGCTTCAAAATCAAAATTTCCTTTGCTAGCCTTTTCGTAATATGGGAGTTTAACTTTAAAATGGTGGTAAGTTAGCATAGAAGGTCCACCCTTCTCCTTAGCAGTAGTTGCAATTTTTTCTGCACCTTTCATTCGAGTCTCTACAAACTCATCAAATGCTTTTCCTTCTATTAATATATCTGTAAGTTTCATAGTCTACCAGTAACCTGAGAAGTTAGAACTTCCTCCAAGTGATTTCCAATATCGGCCAATATTACAAGACCAGTATCCTGGTTTTGTTCTGTCTTTCTTTTGAGCGCATTTATGACGTGCTGCAAATGATGCTCTAGCGCCTGGTTGTTTAAATTTTACTGCAAGCCCGGTATCACCGAATGATACTTTTTTAACATTTCCTGTTTTAGGATTCTTTACATAAACGTAGAATTTTTTACTTCCTCCACGCTTAGGTTTATTTAGCTGAACCTTCTTTCCTTTATATTCAATTTCTTGTATATAATCTACAGAAGCTTTTAATATTTCAAATCCGTTATAATCAAATGTATCGTTTTGATGCTTAATTGCTTTTCTAAATTTTCCCATATCAATCTTAGCACCAATAGATTCTACCGCTTCTTTAACGGCTTCGTAATCTATCATCTCTTCTATAGAACTAGCTTCGTCTATCTTAGAAACATCTTCTATCATTTCATCTATCCAACATCCGATTTCAAACAAAGGATTATAATTAGGAGATACCATTGGTAGATCTAAAGGAACTGTCATTCCGTTATAGTCTCCATGAGTACCAATATCTGTATTCCTAATTAGATCTTCATCTTCTTCATTTAACTCTACATCTCCATTCTCATAAGCTTCTCTAGCTTCAGTAAATAACTTTATAAATGCTTCAGAAGAGTAACGGTATACATTTTCATGTAATGTTAACCCATTGTCGATGTGATACTGCAGGCTTGGAAGTCCTACTATTTCTCGTAATTTAATCATCTATGTCAGGTGTTAAAAAGTCTTTTCTATAGAATTTACCAAGTACGTTATCATTAATATAGTTATTTCTATACTCTAGTACTTCTTTAATAAATAGGTATTTAGTTTCATAATATGTAAGAAGTTTCTTAGACTTAACAAAACATAAAATCTGCTTAGTAAACTCTTCCTGTTTACCTTCTTTAATCAACTCAACTATTTCTTGATGAGAACCGTAATAAGTTTTCCAGTCAGATTCTTTTATTACTTTACGTTTTCTTTTCTGACCAGCTAAGGGAGGTAATGATCTGTTAAAATACAATACTTTTTTTCCTATATACTTTCTCTCTGTTGGAGTATGAATTACTTCGTAGATGAAACCGAAAGTGCCTTCAGGCATATCACTTATTTCGTTGATAATTCGGCCATCGTAAATCCATGATGGCATAGTTATTCCCATTAGTTAAATTTTAAGATACGAAAATTAAGTACGAATAACAACTGATCCAGAAAAACTTCCGACAAATGTTATTTTAAGAGTATTTACTCCTGTACTTCTAATACCTGCTGGTATTACCGTATCATAGATTCCTGGTTCAACGTACTGGTAAGCTTGAACTGTGGGAAATCTACTATTAAGACTATGTGTTACTTCTAATAGTGTTACATCAGGGCCAATGGCATGAGCAAAAAATGAACCAGAAAATCCAGATAGTTGTGCAGAGCTTGATACTACCCCGTTAGGAAGAGCTGCAACTACACCATTTATAAATTGATTATCTCCTACATTTAGGGTAATTGTTCTAGATGTAGTTAAGTCACCTCCGCCAATAAGACCTCCAATACCAGAAAATGTTACTTCACTATGATCTACATGTCGATTACTAGAAAAGTTTGTAGTTGCGTTATGGTCTACTTGAATAGAACCAGATATAATTGTGGGTTTATTGTTTACATTAGTATATTCTACATACGAGGCTGTAGTTATTCCTGTTAGACCAGATCCAATACCATAAAAAGATCCTGAAAATCCTCTTGATGCGGAGATAGATCCGTCAGGTAAATATACTGAACCTGTAAGTAAAGAATATAGTTGAGGCATATTAGCTAATTCTTATCTGAATAAAGTTACCATTTCTATATAACCCCCCTAATGGTACCCCATTTGCTGCTGCTGCATTATCGTTTGCGTAGTTAAGACTAGATGATACATGGCCTAATACCACAAATCCATTGCTAATATTTATAGCATTTCCGCCTGGGGTTTGATTAATAAAATCAGCCTCACCTCTTATATAAGCTGCTCCTGATATAAATAAAGACCCTGTAAATAAATGCGTATCGTCTATCGTATTACCAAACCTAGTAGAACCGCTTTGGAATACTACTGAAGATGATGTAAATGTCGTATGTATTTGTTCGGCTTGTAAAGTACCTTTAATAACTAATGATCCTGTTATTTCTGTATTAGCTGCTATTCTAAACTTATCTTCTCTGTAGTCGTACTTTAAGTCATTTGATCCTATATTTACAGATCCACTTCTATATATAATTTGTGTATCATTAGCAACACCACCTACAGAAGCTATGTTGATACTCTGCACATTACCACTACTAGCAGAAGTAAATAATGATATTACTTGTCCGCTGAGAGAAGATGAGTAGATAAAGCTTCTGAAGTTATTATCTACTTCTGTATGGGTTAAAGCACTCCCCTTATCGCTTCTTAATGTTATTGCCATTTCTATTTATTTTCTAATTGTACTACTCTTGCTTGTAGGTCTTGAATTAATTTGTTCTGAGTTTTAACAGCTTCAAGTAGAACAGCAGTTAAAGCATTATAATCTACACTTAAGTAACCTTCTTCATCACTACAAACAGCTTCCGGAAGAACTGATTGTATTTCTTGAGCAATAGTTCCTATACCAGGTAGATCGTTCCAGTCATTACGTGTATAACTGTATCCTCCTATCGCATCGATGATATCTAAACTACCCTGAATAGGTTGTATATTATCTTTCAATCGTGCATCAGAGAAAGCTAAAATATTTTTTGAAGCTTGTATTTGACCTATAACATGTAAATCATATTGCGGGTTTTTAGTATTGATGCCAAAACTTCCGGAACTAATATAATGCTGTCTTACACAGCTAGAATTTACTCTTAAACTTCCTGTTATATCGTGATTGCTATTACAATCAACTCCAAAATTAGTATTTCCTCTTACGGTAAAAGGCCCTTGTAGATTCAGGCTACCTGTAATATTTAGACTACCTGTTACATCATGAAAATCGTTTAATGTATCACCCCATTTAGTTGAACCACTTTCGTAAACTACTGATGCATTAACAAACTCAGTATGAAATTCTTGAGCTGTTATTCTTCCAAATATTATAGCATCACCAGTTACGGTTAAGGAACCAGTTATAATAGCGTTACCGTTTATATCTAATGGAGCATTTATTTTTGATGTTGTTGTTTTCTTTATACCTACATATCCGTTTACCGGGTTAAATAAAAAGTCAGGTGCTCCAGCCTGTAAGCTTGCGCTTGCATACTGTACTGACCCGTTTACAGATCTACTACCAGTAGCGTGTAGAGGGATGATATGAGCTGGTTGACTAATTGGAACTAATGTACTACCTGTATAAAATAAGTGTGCAAAATTTACGGTTGTACCACCTGCCCAGTTTTCTTTTGTTAAAGAGCTAGAATAGAAATAGGACCCTAAGTTGGTATCCATTTCTTGATAGGTTAATGCTTGTCCTTTATTTGCTCTAAATGTTATAGCCATTTTTTTTTAAATTTACATGTCAATTTTTACAACAAAAGTCATATCATTATAAAGTGACTTTCTAGTTGGTTGAGCTAGTTTACCTACTGCTATTAACTCGTCTGCGTCATTATATAGACCGACACTTGTTATGTACGGACTAAATGTGCTTTCTATTACATTAGGTAAAATATCTCCAAATGATCCGGTTAATGCACTCGGGTTATGTGTGAAATTCATTTCTGAATCTCTTACCTTACAGTACATATTATATGTATAAATAGGGTGGTTAGATTTCCAGTCAAGGTTTGGACTTAGATAAAAACTGTTATATAATTCTACAACATCAGGATCAGTCAAAATAACTTGTCCGTGACTATAGATAATATCTCCTACTATTCGAACTGGAGCACATGGTTCAGAACCAGAACCAGACATTATTAATCTACCTTCTCCATCGTCAACGATTTCAACTCTATGCTGACTATCTGGTGAATCTATAAACTCTCCGCCTGCAGCTTCTGTTTCTAATACATAAGTTCCTTCGTCCAGAATATAATCGCAAGCAATTTTTCTTACTGATCCAAATAAAGTTTCAAAGGTTTGTATATAATCATTTTGCCCTATATCATCTGTTACAAACCCATCATCAACGTAGTTATCTCTAATTCCGTCTGGTTTTAGTACAAAAGAAAAAGGTACGATATGGGTTCCATAAACTTCTTGAGGAATAGTATAAACGCTAATCTCTTGAATGTTACGAAGATCTCTAGACTCACTTAGATGTAAAGTAGTTTCTAAGTAATTATCATAAGAACCGCTAAATGTAGAATCTTGAACTTTACCGCTATAGTAAAGGTTGTGTATACTTTTATATACTAGTTGCTTATGTCTCTCCTGTACTTGTTGAGAAGGTATAGTAGCATACTGGTATAGATCTTCGTCGTTGAGAAAATATTCTGTCGAACCAGATAAACCTATAAACCTATCAATTGAGTACTCGTTTGTATTCTTAAAACCACGAAGCAAGCTACCGCTTGTATGCCATTGCTTACGAGCGTCATGTACTGTTACATATACATCTTGCCTGTTTAGTTTTTTGTATGTACTCATTCATTAATAATCAAGCTTGATTCTAACTAAAGCCTCTTTCGTAAAGTCTTTTAATAATGGTCTAGATAATTTAGCTACTGCTAAAAGATCGTTATTATCGTTGTATAATCCTACACCTGTAATATAAGATTGAGGAGTATTAATCATTACGTTGTGTCTAATTTCTCCTGAACCCGATAATAAAGATGGATTAGTAGAATAATTAAATTCTGCGTTTCTTGCTCTTACGAAAATAAAATTAGATGAAATTGTCTCTTCTGAATTCAATCTAAAGAAAGCTCCTTTGTTTAATGATAAGAAGAGTTTATTAAGATTAAATCCTGAAACGTTTTTATTTCTATTTGTACCTAATGCAATACCCCCACCTACTGTGTATGGGAGGTCTAATGCTTTACCATTAAGTAAAAGTACACCTACGTCAGGTAAAAATTTACCATATGAACCGGATACAGAATATCCATTAGCGTTAGCTCCTGTATATACAGTACCTCCTGATCCAGATACGATTTCAAATACACGTCCAGAATCTGTAAAAGTTGTGGTCGCAACTACTCTACTATTATCTGTAAGTTTTAACTTCCTATTTCCGCTTCCGCTAATATGAAGAGATAAAGTACCAGGTAATAATTTTTCTTTATATCTTGCTCTATCAACTGCAACTACGTAAAAATGATCAGCAGGTTCTCCTCCGAAAGTAAATTCTGATTCTTCGTCTCCCAGTACTAAGTTTCTATACTGACCATATATTGTTGAAGAAGGAGACTTTCCGGGAACACTACCGTTGTAGTAGAGAGAACCACTACCTTTTTTATCTGCATAAGCAATCGAGAATTGTACTGCTGCAGTAGAGTCTGTAGATGCTGTATTAAATACATTGTAGTAGTAATCTCCTGAAGTGCTAGATACCTGAGTTGAACTGGTATAGAAAGCTGTTAGGTTAATTACATTATTAGACCATAGTGGAGCGGTTACTGATTCAGCACTCACTACTATATCTTCTGTATCAAATCGTTTAAATGACATAATTAGTTAGTTTTTGTAATGGTTACTGGGATTGTTAATCTTGCTCCTGAATCACGGCCTATCACTGTAATAGTAGTTTGAAGTGTTAATCTTGTACCGAATAAAGTATTAATTGTTGTTGCAGTAAGGTTAATAGAAGTTCCTATTACTGTCTTAGAAACGTTAGTTCCTATGGTAGTACTAGTATTTAATCTTATAGCTTCTTCTGAGTTAATACCTACACCGTTAAATGAGTTTAAAACTCTAACGTCTGCTATTGTTGCTGTATAGCCTCCAGCTTCAAAAGTTGTTGTTGCACCTAAGTAGTTTAATGTTTGAGGAGTAATTGCAAGAGAAGCTCCTTGTTTTAAACGTACAGATGAGAATCCTAAATCAAGTACTGGAAGTTTCGAAGTACCTCTTGGTAGAGTTGTTAACTTATATTTCATGATTTGGTTATCATCAGGAAAAGCTTCTAGTAGAGGCATATTTTCTATAGCTTCTCCGTAAAATACAGAACCAGAAGGATGTTGTGGATTATACAGAGTATAATCAATTTCATCGTCAGCAAGAGCAAACTGTGTAATTTTGAAAGAACCATCCCCTCTTGCTAGGAGCTCTCTTCCTTTTTTAGTTAGAATCGCATCTACTGTTACGATTGAGTTGTCTAAATATCCCATTTTTCTTTAAATTATATAATATAAATATCGGTTATTACAATATTCTAGGTTTGTGTTCTTATAATACTCCCTAGATTGTTAGTTGAATGCATTTTATCTTCATCTATAGAATAAATATCTCTATTTGAAATCCTTACAAACCTATTCCCTTCTTCTAAATAAAGTAAATTACTACCTGTAGGGAAAGATTTATTACCGGAAAACGTTCTTGTTTTACCCCCAGCAATCGATGTAGTAACTTGCGGAGTAAAGTATATCTGTCTTATTTGTCTATCTGATATATTTATACCTTTTACTTTAGTAAAATTAGAACCAGATGGATGTATGCTTGCTCTAATAGATACTAGACCTAAAGCAGGATCATTTCCAGGTACGCTTCCAGAAGTTAACCTAGAACCTTCGTATCTAGCATTTATTATACCTAGTGTAGAGTAATTACTTGCCTGTACATCTGCAGGAGTAGCTCTATTTGCTAAAATCTGTGTTAAGTTAGTAGGTAAAATTGGATCTTCATTTCTATCTACCTGTTGAATATACCCTGCTTTTCTTAGTACTGTTGCATTACTTAACAATGGATTATCTACGCTGTTATTGAATATAGTTGATATATATGGATTAAAAATTATTTCAGAAGGATTTTGTATATACTCTTCATAAGTATATTGCGGGTCCTGAGTTGATGAAGGTATTAACGTAGTTGAGTTTCCTAAAGTAAGAATATTATTCGGATAATTTGATGTCTCCAAAATTTTAGGTTGAAGCCTAACATAGAAGTAAGTAGTTCTTCTTACTCTTTCTATAATTTGAACCGTTACATATTTGCTACCGCCTAAATCTGCCGCTTCAGTATATTTAAATGTTACAGTCTGTGCTTGTAGTATAGTCTGTTGTAAATCTAGATTATCTGAAATATACCTAAAAGGAATAGACATTCCTATTATAGCAACTCTACCTACTGATAAGTTAGCAATAGAGGTTGGTAACAGCACGCTACTACTATAGAATACATTTATATTATCTGAAGCTGTGGCTCCTGGGTCTATATTTATAAAATCTAATTCGGTCATCGTTTGCTTTTTTTACTTATTATAGATCAGGTAACTCACCTCCGCCGCCACCACCGCCACCGCCAGTTGGAGCAGGTGCTGTAGGTTCAGGAGTTACTGGGCTAGGAGTGATAGGTTCAGGAGTTACTGGAGCTGGTGTTACTGGAGCTGGAGTAATAGGAGCAGGAGTTACTGGGCTAGGAGTAATAGGAGCTGGAGTAATAGGAGCTGGAGTAATAGGAGCAGGAGTTATCGGAGCTGGAGTTACCGGACTAGGAGTTGCTGGTGCTGCAGTAGGTGTTGCTGTTGGTGTTGCGGTAGGCGTTGCTGTTGGAGTAGGAGTAACAGGAGCAGGAGTTACTGGTGCTGCAGTAGGAGCAGCAGTAGGTGCTGGAGTTACTAATGTAACTGTAAACTGTATTGTACACTCTCTAGGGATAGGATTAGAAGCGTTAATAAAAGTAACTCTGAAAGATAATTCCGGTTGAGATGTTTTTTTAATAATATTTTTTCTATTTAATTCTCCATCAGTAATTCTTATTCTACTACCACTTAGTTCACCATTAAACTTAGGCTCTTGATGGTTGTGTCTAAAAGTCATAGCAGATCCAGAGGGAACTACTATTCTTTCACTATAAGATGTACTTCTTTCTACTAACTGAGAGTAAGTACCGCCATGTGTTCCATTACTGAAAGCTGTATCTATTGAACCTGTATAGTCTTGAAATATTGTACTAACACTTGTAAGTTTAGCTTTGTTTCTTTCTAGTACGTGTGGTTTAATAATTATACCAGTAATTGCTGTTGAACGACCTGGTATAAAGTCTTTTACTATTCTAAATAAAGCATTATCAAAGAAGCGTATCAACCTAATATAATCTATTAGGTCATATCTATTTAAGTCCCCTAGAATTACTTTACGGTGTCTTTCTAAAGAACTATAATCAGTCCTATAAGAATCTCTAGGATCACCTATATAGTCATCGATGTTAAAATTTGAAAATCCTAATACAGCACTTTGAGATACTATATAGTTATCTATATTCTTAGAAGGAGCTAAACCTACTTCAACAAAGTTTAAATCATCTGAGTATTCATATTCTCTTCTAACTATAGAAGTATAATTTGAAAGAGTTTCTCCACCTATAATAGTACCATCATTATCTGTTCTTATCTTTAAAGAAGAGCTATTATGCAGTTGCGTAGGTCCATAAAAACCTGGTCCTATCTTTTGTCCACCTGCAATACCAATCTCTAATATTTGAGAAGGAATACCAAAAGAGTTTATTAAAGCTCTCAAACCTCTTTCTGTTCCTTTTGCTTTAGTAAGAAGAGGTAAGTTATGATAAATTCTTTTATAAACTTCCTTTTGATAATTATCGAACGGCATTGGTTGTAGATATGCGTTCGTTGATCCAGAAGTAATTACTTTATATTCATTTATTTGCTCACTTCCAGATACGTAGGATTCTCCTATGAAAGCGCCGAAAATAGATTCTAGATTAAAGTTAGAGTTATATAATTTAACTCCAAAATTCTCTAAAGTAGTTCTTACTAAGTCTTTTGATATACCGAAATTTATTCTATTATCGGCATCGTATTTATCGCTAACTGCTTTTTGATATATCCAAATATTATCAAAATGCTGAGCTAGCATATTGATGAAGAGTAGGGCAGGGTTATTATCAGTATCTTCTCTTAAAAATACAGGTAATGTGTTTGTTAGTGCATTTAAATTACTACTATCAAAGTTAATAGCTTCTTGTAACTGATCATTATACCAGTTAGTAGCTTGTGCAGTTGAACTAATTTGGTTTATATAAGGTCTTGTAATATTACTCTTAGGCCAGCTATAAGACCCGCTTTCAAAATATAAGAACCTATCGTAATGGTCGAAATTATTTATTATACCTTCAATTAGATTTTCATAATAATCTCTACTTCCTGTTATTCCAAATCTAGTATAACCTGTGTTGTTAATAGTTTGAAGTGAAGATTCGTAAGAATGTACTAAATCTAATTTATATTTGAAATTTCTTAATCTTTCTTCTGCTGAAGAGAAATTAATAAATTCTGAATAATTGCTATGGTCTATGCTTATTTGTGCACTACTTTCCTCAAATAAAGAATATAATTCGTAATAAGAACTTGTAACCGGGTAGCTAAATAACTCATTATAGTTGAAATATCCTGTTGGGTTATTATTATCCTCTATTAACTCAATATCAAAATTAGGACCTTTTAGAGTAGGGTATATAACTTCTTCTGGTATAGTTTCTGTATCTATTTCGAATGAAATCGAATCAGATATGATTTCTACCACTCTAAAAGTATCTTTTATTTCAAACTCATCAGATAAAGGTTCGTATAATTTTAAAGCAAGTGCTTTACCTCCTCTATAGTCTATAAGGTCGACATTAACTCCTAGTAATAACTTATTATCTCCAAAATTTAATCTAAAGTCTTGGAAGTATGATAATGATTCTAGCTTTCTTTTTAAGTCTGCAGTAAATCTAATTAAGTCTAAAAGAGGAACTTCGTTGCTTAAAGCAAGTATTTCTGTTCTATCTGGTGAGATTTCTTCAATGAAAAAGTTACCTTCAAATATAAAATTTTGATCACTATAAAGGTTACTAATGAAATTATAAAGTAAACTTACCTGTCCGAAGCTATATCCCATTTGTTGAGCATCTTTCTCAGGGGATATATTGATTTCAGAAATTTTGCCAGCTTGATACTGTGTATATGTTACGTTCGAATATTCTGGGAAGTATGATTGGACTGAGAATAGAAGTTCATCATTAACTCCGAATGCGTGCATCTCAATCGTATGCTTATCGGGAATAAAGCTACTATTTAGGTAGAAACTATCTACTAGTGCCTTATCTTTAGTAGATAGGTTTTTAGTATAGATCTCTAGTTCTTCAGGAAATCCTTTTGATACTATGTAGTTAGTTTTCGACATTCTGGCTTGCTACTTGTTCTTGTAATGCAATAATCTCAGTTTCGTTATCTAAAATTTGTGCTCTTAAGTTTGTTATTTCATCTAAAAGAGGTTGTATATCTTGAGTCTCTTCATCTAATTTATATAGTTCAGAACTTCGTTTAACCAAATATTCATGTGTACCGGCATCACCGTTAATAGGAATTTCGTAAAATAATTCTTCATAAAGTGCAAAAAAATCTTCTATACTTAACTCAGTATTTTCAGGTACAGGTTGTGTAAAGGTTGTGAATTCTCTCTTTACAACTTTATTGATATGGTCTTTATTATATACCGTTTTTCTAACGGGTACAGGGTTATTAGCCATTACGCACTATTTTAAAAACGTTGTTATTATCTACCACTGTTGTACTTCCATCGAGAGTTGATTTAACTAATATACGATAAAATCTTTCTGGTTGCAACCCTTCCATATAAACATCGAAATAACTTCCGTAATTATCTGCGCTGATCTTAGTAAAGGCTGTATTAAAATCTACTACCATCTCTTCTGTATATTCGTCTCTTAACCCCCAATAAGAAGCTGAAGGTAGCCTATAGTTAGTTAAGTATACAGAACCTGTTGAAAAACTTCTTGTTGGATATTTTGGTCTTGCGTGTATCCTGAATCTCTGCTTTCCGTCATCTACATATTCACCTTTATTATTTGTAATTGCAATAGTTACGTTACTAGTGTTCAATTCAGAAAGAGTACTTCCGTAAGTAGTATCATTCCATCCGAATTCTAAGTAAGGAGGATAGATTGTATTAGTGTTTCCACTGTAGTATTTTAACCGTATAGAGGCTGATGTATTGAACTCAAGATCATCTGAGAGTTTCAATATAAACCCGTTATTATCAATTGTACCAGCGTTGTGTAACTTTACTCCATTAGTAACGTTTATATGGATATCATGATTACTATTTAAACTCTGTAGTTGAGTACTTTCAAGATTGATTCCAGCAGAACCCGTATACCAGCTTCCTCCGCCTCCAGAAAAAACTGAGTTATATGAACCTGTAACCCCGGCTGGCATATCTACTGTAGTAGTAGGAAGAGTCCATCCTCCAGTCTCTTCTCCTAATCTATACGCCCAACTACACCCTGATTCATCGGTTGGTGAGTCCCCAAATTTACCAATACCTTGAGTCCAAGGATCGTAAATAGGATAAGCATCTATATTATATTCAGTCGGTAGTTCATAAGCTGTAGCTAGACTTAAATGTAAACTAGCACTGTAGTTATTACTTCCTATAATATTTGATACAACATTTGCAATCTCTGTAGAATTAAATTTTAATAATGCTCTAGAGGTTTGGCCTACTGCTGACACAGGGTAACCACCGATTTCGATAATCTCATCTAAACCTGCGTTTCCTTTTACTGCTTCCGTATAAATAAATGTATCCTTTTCTGGAAAGATTCTATATATTGCCATTTTATAATGTTGTTACTCGTCCTTGAATATCTACTTCTGGGAATTTGATTTCAAAAATACAAGGGTCATAAGAAGGGTATAATATATTACCCTTTGTTGCTCCTTTTATATCATAAGCATATTCCGAATAGTTTCCTCCTACTTTGTTTTCAAAATGAATCCTCTCTACACTTTGAACTCCTTTTACTTTATCTAATAAAGTATATATACTTGAAATATTAATAGGTTGATTTATTGACCATTTAGAGATATTAAAATAATCTATTAAAATAGTATTACAAGCTAACAATACATCTCTTGATACAAAATTAGGTAATGTTATAATTTCATACTTCATAGCTAAGTTAACTACAAATGCATCTTTAATATTTACTGCATCAGTAAGTAACATGTACTGTGAGAGGTAAGTTTTTAAGTTTTGTTTTAAATTAACTGTTGCAGGTACTACCTGCTTATCAGCATTATAAGCTAGTACATATAGGGATAAAGCTAATGGATTAGAATCATAGGCTCCTCCTAATATGTTAGCATTTGTTGCTTGGTCTTGGGTTACATATACTTTAGATATTGAACCATACAATGCAGGTAAAGATAAGCTTCTAATAGCATAATCCTGTAAAGTAACAGCGCGATTTTGTTCTGAATATGCTCTTAAACTATTCTGTCTCAACTCTTCTACTGTATCTCCATCTCTACCTCCTATAGCAGGAGTAGAGTTATTGAATGTTAATGTATTTGCTTTTGACTGATCTGTTGCAGCTACGGTTACTTGTTCTATGATATTGATAGTATTAGAAGGAACATTTGCTTCTACTCCTCCACCTACTATATATCTAATTGTTAAGGTTGTGTTTGAAGGTGCAATACCGTAAGATTTAGAGAATAAGAAGTTAGATGGATCGTAAGCAAAGTCTAATCTACTTATACCTTGATTTGTTCCCATACCAACATTAGTTGGATCTGGTAAGAATACTTCATCTGTAGAAGCGCTAGTATTTATTCCAGAACCAAATTGAATTTGTAGATTGCCCTGAGATGTCAACCTTGTAACAAATCGTTTAGGTACTTTTTTTAATCTTAATATACTAGGAACTAAGTTTTTATCTGATGCAGTATTAGATTGTGTTTCGTATATAGTATCCTGTCCTAAGAAAGGAACTTCATACCATGTATTACCGTCGCTGTCTGTTATATCTAAGACTCCTGCAATATTAGTATCATCAATAGTTATTGTTAAAAACTTTTCTGCATTTCCAATTGTCTCTGTATAGGTTTTTACTTCTCCTGAAATGGCATTAACTCTTTTTGTAAGTCTATATTCAGCAGGGTATCCATTTGCAATACTGTCAATTCGGACCTCTGTTGGATTCAATGAACTTGAAAATGCAAAATCTACCTTGTCATTTATTATAAACTTAGGATCTCCAAAAGTATTAGCACGTAATCTTGTATTAGGTTGTAAAATTAATGCTTGATTCCAGTTAGGAGTATAATTAGGAGCAACAGCATTTACTTTTTGAGTTACTTCAATTTGTACTTCAGATACGCTAGTTGATTTAGGACGGTACCCCATTAAGTAGGCTAAGTTGTATAAGTTAGCTGGATCTTTTGCGTGTTGTAAGAAAGTTTCTTGAAGTTGTGTATCTTGGTAGAAAGAAAGTACGTCTCCTACATAAGCTGCCATTTCAATAAACATCATACCAGGTGATGTAGGTGAGAAGTCATTGTAGGTATCAGGGAAGTAGTTTTTAGCAAACTCTACAAGTTGATTTCTAAAATTACTAAAATCCCTGTTAATATATTTTATATCTCTTTCTTGATTCATTACTGTTGAATATTAATAATTACTTCATCCTCAATATTACTATCTGTTATCTTATATTTTAAATAGAATTCAATTGAGTTTTTATCTGGGTCTGCTATCAAAGACAGATCTTGAGATTTAACTTTAGGAAAATAAAGTCTAAGCTCTTCTCGTATTTTCAATCCTAATATATTTAATTTTTCTTCTGTTATCTGTTCGAATAACTCAGAAGGTAGACCGCTTCCGAAAGAAGGATTCATGTAACGTTCTCCTTTTCCTGTAAGAAAATAGTTAATTAGGTTGTTTCTGATCGCATCTTTAGTAAGATAATTTGAGTTAAAGACATTACCCCCAGAGAAAGGAAGATTAATACCTACAGCTTTTCTAGGTTGTCTATCTAACGGGTTTATCTTTTTTACATCAAATGCCATTATACTTATCCTTGACGTTGTTTATCTTTTTGGTAAGCTGCCTCTAAAATAGTTTTTGCCTTACTAATGAAAGGTAACTGACTTAAATCAATACCTGGTTGATTACCTGCCCCTACACTTACTTGATGAGCTACAGAAGAAGCCATATTAGGCATATAAGCTCCTTCCCCCATAATTGCTTTTGCGTCAGCAGAAGTCATAGAAGCTTTTGTCATTTGTAACATATCTTCTATAGGGTTGCCTGTTGGTTTAAACTTTTTCTGCTGAGGTACTAAGTGAAGATTATGCTTCTTCGTTCCGGTAACTCCTTCACCAACAGCTGACGATATCATTGGTTTTAAATCAGTAATCTGCTTAGTACTTACTTTCTGTTCAGTCTTTAATGTAGAAGGGGTACTAGCAATCTGAATAGCTTCAAGTAATACTTCTTTGAGCTGTTCTTTGAATGCCTTCTCTACTTCTTCACGTATAACTTTCCTAAGTTCTTCTAGTTTCATATAAATAAATAGTTGTGTTATTAAAGTTTGTTATTGTAATTGGTCTAGTCTAAATCTGATTTCACGGACAAGTACATTTACATCGCTTGCAAAAGATGGTTGTCCTTTCATGACTATAATACCCTGATCGTTTCTTGCTATAGCAAAGCGTCTTTTTGCTATACTAGGTGATGCTGTATCGTCAATTACTTCTATCAAAAATTCCCTTCCATTTCGAGCTTTATATAAACCAACCTGAGCTGGTGATAATTGTATTTTGTAGTTGTTGAGATTCGTCTTAATATCATCGAGCAAATTTTTATTTACTAAACTTGTATTAGATAGTCTATTTAAAAGATCTTCTAGTAACTTCTGAGTATTAATTTCATATAACTCCCAATCTAAACCTGTCAAAGGATTTAGCCAAGTATCAAGTCCATTTTTTGCACGATTATTAACAATGTATTTATTTCCATCCGAACCTTCTATAATATCTCTTCTTTCTTCTGTATGTATATAAATCGTTCCAGGTTTATAAGGTCCTCTAAAACAATTCTTCCCGTAATTTCTACCGTCCTTTATACTATCAGCATATTCAGTAGGATCTATCAAAGTCTCTTGAACAAGCCTAGGTACAAGTCTAGAAATTACAAATTTATCATCAGCGTCTATAAGGCCTAATTTTTTTAGTTCATCTGGAGTAAGACTGTCTTTCAATTCGTTTTCTATAGAGCAGAAAGCTATAGGACTATCTAATGTACTCAACTTAGTATTAATATCATTCATTAAGTTATCATAAAAAGTAGTATCTACAAGTGATTCAATTCCTTCTACAGTTTCTTTTGTCTGTTTAACTAATTCCCTAAGTTTATTTATTAAATCTGAATATTTGTTAGATATAGAAATAGGTAAGCCAATACCTGGAGGTACTGCCTGTGGTATAGGTAGTACTAGTAATACTTTAATTAACTTATCTAAAGTATTGATAGGGGGTTTTAATTTATTTGGTAGAGCTTTATAAGTATCTATAATCTTTCTAGAACGTTCTGTAAGATCGGACAAAGTTTGTTTAGATTTAACTAACTTGTCTAAAGTTTGCTGAGATGGGCATCCATTCGCTTTAACAAAAGTTGATATTGTAGATTGAATTTTAGCCTGTACTTTATCTTGTAGTTGGGCTTGTAATCCTCCTATCTTACTTCCTATAAAAGCGGTTACTTTAGATTCTGGTATAGTTACAAATGACATACTATTCTGTAAAGACTTTTTTAGATTTCAATTCGTTTAATCGAGCTTTCAAAGGTTTTAATCTAGCAAAAAGAATACCACCTTCTTTTTTTAACTGTGCTACTGCTACTGGGGGTGTAGGTTGTAATCCAGAAGGTGAAACTAGAAAATTAGCAAAGTTTTCTACTGCTTTTAAAAAATCTTCTAAAAGGTCTACAGTATTTTTTCCTAGTAGTACTGGTTGAGCACTAAATGCAACTGCTGTTCTTGCTTTTTCCCCCAAGTAAATTTTCTTAGCATCTAAGCAAACGTAATCATCAGCATCTATATTCACCGATACACCGTTTAATCCTACAGATGATGCTGCAGAAAGTAAAATTGACTCCTCTTTTGCATTAAGAAATAAACGTCCACTATTAAGTATTATCTGAGGTTTCGCATAAGCATTAGCTGCTTCTGGTATTTTATCGTATGAAAGTCTCTTTTTATTTGCTTGTTGTAAAGGTATTTGATGATAACCTGTAAAGTATAAAGAACCAAAGTTCTTATTTACATCTTCGATGATACCCTCGAATCCACTCTTTGATGTAATTTGTCCATTAGCAATGAGAATTAGAGGTTGTCCATTATTCTTTGAAGTAGTTAATGGATTATTAACGTGTTTTGTTCCTGTAAACCTTATTGACTGACCTTGGCGACCTTGAAGTATAAAATCTCCTGGATAGCTGATAAGTGGATTTATCTTACCACTCTCTTTAAAATCTTTTCCTAAGAGTACTTTCTGGTAATTAGGGTTTTTGGTATTAGGAGAAGCATTATGTTCTGGAGCATTCCAAACATTTATTATACGAGTCCAGGCTTTCCTATTACCTTGACCTGATTCGCTTGTTGCAGCAGGGCTCGATTCTATAGCTATAATCTCTCCTAGGAGGGGTATTTCTTTAAGCCTAGCATTACCTTGATAGGCAAAAGGAGGATCGCTAGCTTCGTCTGGATCAACGTCACCGGTTCCTTTAACTGTTACATAGAAACATCCATTAATAGCTAGAGCGCCACCCATTTTCTTATACTGTGGGTGCTTATCGGTTAGAATAATGTCAAGAACACGTCCGAAAAAGGTACCTGAATTACTAGAGGATCCTTTTCCACCGCTACCTGCTCCCGCACCCGTACCTACTCTACTGGTTGCCATTATCTTCTTCTTCTTTTACTTCTTTATTCAATGTTTCCGCCTCTTGCAATAAGTCTGCTAATTCTGATAAGTCAAATTCTTCTCCACCTTTTCCTTGTCCGGATTCAAGTCGTTGAATGATAGTAGCTAGTTTAATTAAAGCTTCATCATTCTTTACTCCGATCTCCATATATTCTTTTATCATAGGAACTACTAATGTAGCATCCCCTATAGACTCAATCAAAGGTTTCAATTCAGCAATCAAAGCAGTAACTTGCGCACGGGTAGATTTAGAGTTGGTATGTATCTCTTGAAATAAATCAGAAAGAGAAGTTTCTCCAAATATTTTTTTGTCTAAACTCATACTGTTTTTAATAATAAATAGGTTAGTCGAGAATATTGACCACTAATCCGTTCTCGCTATACTCATAGTACTTATTATAAAACTCAGATTTCAGCTTAGATATTACACGGGTAAGATGAGGAGTTTCACAATCAGTCATCTCTCTAATATAAATATAGAGAGCTTTCTTCTTAAAAATATCTAGATCATGTCTAGTCTTAAAGATTGTCAATACAGCATCTGCTATTTTAGCTTCTTGTTCCTTTGGAAAAAACTCTTCTATTTTCTCATACATGTCTTCAATCCAACGATCTAAGAAAACTGATAATGACATCCTAAACTTACCATCTACTTCTAATTCTGGTTCGTAAGATTCTTCTACATCTGAAAAGGAACCAATTTGTTTTAGCTTCTTATAGTTTTTATTGTTATAGTTGATTAACCACCTTTTTACAATCGTACCGAAGTAAGAATATGCTTTTGCTCCATTAGAAGGGTCAAACTTCATAATCTTCTCTTCTAGTAAAACAGAAACGATCTCATGCTTGAGATCTTCGATATGTTCTACATCAGTATAGTAGAATTTAAAAGTATGGATTATATTCTCTGCCAGTTTATAAAACGGCATGTAGATATGATCGGTAAAGACTCTTGCCCTTAGAGTTGGGTCTGTGGAGTTATTATAAATTACTATATAGTCTTCTGTCTCTTTAGTAAAATAATTACTCTTTGATTTCGATCTTGCCATAGTTAGTTGGGAGCATATATCGGTTTAGCTCTTCTTGTACGTTTTGTAGTTGTTGAAAGAAATAACCGACCTCATCGTCTGATTGAAATGATCCATTTTCATCTAACTTCTGTAGGTGCATTTTTGACTCTGCAATAATTGCCGAGATCTTGTTTAGATAATCGACTTGGTCTTGTACTATATCTTCATACTTCTCTACTTTAACAAGAAGATTGTAGATAGCAAATATAGACACACTTAAAAGTACTCCTAAAATCACTATAGCCCAAACCATATTATAAATTTTTAATTAAATTTGATAAACCTTCTGAGGAGTTAACCGGACGCCCTGTAGTAGCTTTTGCTTTCTGTACTTTAGGCTCGGTACTTCCTCCTTTATTTTTCCACAAGTCATATTCTATTTTAGAAGCCATAAAGTCTGCCGAATGTAAAATATTAACGATATTAGTTCTCATTCTAGAATCTGGATTATTGCTGAAGAAATATGCTTCATTAGCCTTATCAAATACTCCATCATGTAATCTAATACCTAAATATTCGTTATGAGTTAACTTAATTCCGAATTTCTGTAAGATGTAGAGTGAGCGATCCGGGATCAGCATAAAAGCGATAGCAGG